TCTCACCTTGAAAAGGTTCTCGCCAATGTTCAAGTTCACAACCTCTGTACATTAACATGTCACCTGCTTTTAATTTAACTTCAACACCTTCTTTACCTTCTTTGCCTGAAGGTTCTAAAAATATTGACCAATCATTTCCACCTAAGTTTAAAGTAGTAGATATTTCGCAAGAATATCTATCTTTATGTCTTTTTAATTCATCACCCTTTTTATATATTCTTGCATACGAATAAGTTTCAATTAATTTAACGCCTGACTTTTTTTCCATTATTGGTTTTACTTTTTGCAACAATGTTTCCATAACAATATCAGCGTAATGCGAATAAGTTTCAGGTATTTGATTATCATTCCAAACACCAAAATATTCTGTGTATGGAGATATAAACTTACTTTCAAATAAATGTTGTGCTACTGATCGTTTATTTAAAAAATACTGATAACAAAAATCTGCTAAATCTTTTGATATAGCACCTTTAATAACTTGATATTTATTTTTCTTAAAACTCATTTATCACTCAAAATTTGCAACCATTACTATTCTTTTTTCATGCATGTCAGGACATTCTTGATAATGTGCTAACTTACCATTAAACATAATTACATTATCTTCTTTTGGGTTTGAATAAAATTTTTGTTTATCTTCTCCTAAAACTATAGTTCTACCTTTTGTAAAAGAATTTAAGTAAACAATAACTACTTTATGAGGCAAGTTTGAATCTATATGTGGCACACTTTCTTTTAACTTGCTGTGTAGTGTTAAATTAATATTCATTCGATACATGACTTCAAAACTTATATTATTAAAATCTAGTATTTCTTTTAAAATAAAATAACATTTTAAAAAATAATCAGAATTACTTTCAGGTATAGCTGGATATTTTCTACCTTCTATTTCATGTACTGGTCTACCTAAAAGACCATGACTAAAAAAACTCATATCTTCGTATTCTGGTTGTGTTGTTTTTTCGTGATAAAACCAAGGAAAATATGGTGTTAATAATATTTTTTTTAAATTTTTATAATCTTCAGTTAAAGGATTTTTTAATTCAGTAATCATTTGAAGGGATATCCTAAATTCCAACACACTAAAGAGTGTCGTATTCCTTTAGTTACAGGTGTAACTCTATGCCATACAAAAGATGGAAACACTATTACGCTTCCTTTCTTTCTAATTTCTTCGCATATTCTTGGCTGTGAGCCTTCGTCTGTATTTCTAAAATCAAATTCTAAATCACCGCCCTCATATTCTTCAGGATCGGTTAAAGATATGGTCATGCTAAGTTTTCTTAACTTGCCATGTGTGTTTGGATTATCGGGGTGGTTATATGCTTCTTCGTATGAATCGCAATGCCAATCATAATACTGACCAACTTTATATTCAGTAAACTGACAAGCCTCAGACCAGTCCCATTCAAAATTCCAATTAGCATTTGCATTTGCTTGGCGTACATAAGGTTGTATTTCGTTGTATATCCATCTATCAGACATCCATACAATATCTGACTTTCTTTTCTTTTGAATATTTTTTAATTCTTCTTCCGTAAGTTCTGAAAGTTTTTTATTGTTACCACTACCAGTAATAGCTATTTCTTTAGTTTGTTCTAAACCATAACGAACAATATCATCACATATTCTTTCAGGAATTGCTGACTGAAAATACCAATAATACCATTTAAGATTCACACATTTCTCCTAGATATTTATACTTTTCTATAACAGATGGAAGTAAGTAATCTTCTATTTTATATGTTTTCTTTTTTATTTTATCTGTTCTTATAGTATGTAAATCTACATCACCAAATATAGAATCGTCATACTTAACCCCTTGTATTTCAAATTGTTTTAAGTTTTTAAAAGTATGTTTAAACTTAGGTATTTCAAAAAAACTGTAGATGTTATTAATAACCTCTTGAGGATTATTAATTATTTCATCATAAGTAACAAATAAATGTTCATAGTTTTTTCTTACAAAAGGAATTTGATAAGCAACATTTCCTAAAGAACCTGTTTCAATATTCATGTGATATTCTGTTGTTTTTTCAGTTTCTTCTTTTTTATATTTATATGCTCTGCATAATGAAACTAAACACTCTAAAGGGTTTCTATATAAAATTAAAAATTTAATTTCTTTGTCAAAATATTCTTTTAATAAATCAAGATTTGCTTCTGTTTGCCAATTAGCTCTATTAATAACATATTTTGTTTTATATATTTCAGAGTAATTATAAAAACTTTTAGTTATCAAATTATCAAAAGCAGAATCATGTGGAAAATTTAATGAAGTTACAAACTCTTTTTTTATTAAATCAAGTTTGTAAATTATTTCAGTAAGTGGACTATTTGGAGTAAAAGTTATATCAGGATTTTGATTCAATATGCTACCGAGCAAGGTATTTCCTGCTCTTTGCATATTTATACAAAAAAATAAATTTGGTCTCATCTTCTCTCTCAAAGATAAGTATAAGTTAGATATAACTTAAAAGATAGTTAGATCAGTACCAAAGACCAGCTTTCTTTTGTCTAAAAACAGATCGTAAATCCCAAACACTAGATGCGTTTAATGTGCCATTAGGATCATTTACAACTACAATTCCTGACCCACCAGCTTGACCTTCCCATGAAACACCAGGTGAAGGACCATAAGCACCACCACCTCCACCACCGCCTCTATTAGCAGTGCCTGAAGTTCCTGCTAAAGAAGGATCAGAGCCACTTCCATATCCTGTTCCGCCAGTTCCGCCAGGACCAGGAGCACCACCACTCGTATTAGGTGCTGTAAGAGTGCTACTACCTGCTGCTCCTCCGCCACCGTCTGCATAAGCTACTGGGGAACCTGTAATAGAAGATGTTACACCTTGTCCACCTCTGCCACCAATAATATTATCAGGATTTCCTTTTTGACCTGCTTCACTTGCACCACCGCCACCTACAGCACAACCATAATTTGAGCCAGGACTTCTAGCACCTCCACCTGGATAACCTTGATTAGCTGTTCCTCGACCTGCAGCGTCTCCGTTAGGATAATCACCAACACTATACCAAATACCAGAACCTCCACCTGAACCTCCATCTTGTCCAAGCTGACTACCGCCAGCAGGTCCAGGTTGGGCTGGTCCGATATAGGCAAATCTACCACCACCTGATCCTCCGCCTTCAGAAGTAATAGGACCAAGACTAGAATCTGATCCTTTGTTCCATATATTATGACCTTGTATTTTTGCTCCACCGCCTCCGACTACAACTGGTGTTGTTGAGCCTGCGGTAACAGATAAAGCTGGTTCTGCTGAAGCACCACCACCTGAAGGTTCTCCTGGTGTAGATGATCTATAGCCACCTGCTCCTCCGCCTCCACCAAAAAAACCACCTGCTCCTCCACCAGCAACTACTAAATAAGTTACTGAGGTTGTTGCTGGGGGTGCTGTAAAATTACCACTAGCATTAAAAGTAGTTGCTTTTGCTGAAAAACTTGATGTTTGAGTTGCTCCGATTAATCTAGGCATTTGTCCATGTCCCCGCACTTACATTGTCATAAACTGCATCCATGCTCCACATTCCTGAAGCTATGGTTAATGCTGGCTCTTTGATAATAACTTTTCCTGATCCACCATTTCCGCCAAGACCATTATTACCTGAGCCTCCGCCTCCGCCTCCGCCAGTGTTAGCAGTTCCAGCATGACCATAACCATCGGGAGAGGGACCGCCATCCGTAGTGTTGCTTGGTCCTCCGCCTCCAGCTCCACCGACTCCTGGTATATTTCCTGTCCTGCCCAAATACCAGCCTCCACCTCCACCGCCACCAAGCGTTTGTGGGGTTCCAGTAATAGCTGTGGTTACTCCATCGCCTCCTGGTCCACCAATATAGGGTGGGGCTGGTGGACTAGCTGGAGTATCACAATCTCCTGCTGCGGAAGCTCCACCGCCTCCGCCATTTCTATAAAATAAATTTGGACCAACATTAACGCCAACATGACCTTCATATCCTTGTCCTGGTGTTCCCGAGGTAGAGCCACCACCACCGCCTGAGCCTCCTGGTGAAGCTGTTGCTCCAGCAAATCCTCCACCCACTCCGCCACCTGTAGAGGTAACAGTATCAAAGGATGAATTACTACCATTAGTGCCAGTCGTAGCTTCAGCAGCACCTCTTACGCCACCTGCACCAACCACTACTGGATAAGGAGAATTTCCTGAAACTGGGTGTAGAGATTCAGCACTTGCACCACCGCCTGAGTTTTCACCAGGCACTGAGGAACGATATCCTCCTGCTCCACCGCCTCCTCCAACTCCCCCACTACCTGCACCACCACCTGCTACAATTACATATTGCACTTGTGATGTGAGAGGTTGAGTTGTTAAAGTACCAGTTGAATTAAATGTGGTTATTTGTTCGGCTTGTTGTTGAACTGGATTATCTACACCTATAATTCCACCATTAAGACTTGCCATAGTTAGACCTCATTCCAAGCTAAAGCAACAGCATCCCATTCGTAATTAGTTACAACAGAAGGGTCATCATCTGTAAATGTCTGTCCTAACCATTTTTGATTATCTTCATCCCAATACTGAAAAAGACGAAGTGAGTTTATTTCTGTAGGATCAGGTTGAGCTACAGGTGCTTGCCAATCATCGTTAGCATCTAATGTCCAAGATGCAAAAGGTTGTGGCATTATAAACTTATCTTTACTTGAATCGTAAGAGTAACCTATTCCTGCGTATTGTTTGCGAGAATTATGATTATAAGAAGTTTGTTTCCATGCAACACCGTTGTCTGAATGTGGAACTAAACCGCTTACAAATGTTTCTGCTTCGGAAGAATAATCTCCACCATTAGCTTCAACATCTTCATTAGATATTACTACTACTCGTAATACAACATTACTAGAATTAAGTTCTGCAAAATGAGCCATAGTTTAACTCCTTACGCATCATCTAAGATTTCACCTGAAATAACATACTCCAAGTCTGAGTTAGCTGAAGCAGTTAATCTAAGCAAATCTGTTTCGTCTAAATAAATCTGTGAATTTTTATCAATTACTACCAGCGTTGCATCTGCTGGTACTGATACAGTTGAAGCCACTTTATAATAGTTTGAACCATTATCAACTGAAACTTCTACTGTAATATCAGCAGCGTTTGTTCCATCTACATTAGCAATAATGAGTGAATTAACTTTCTGAACTTTGTCAGCAGCTACATCAATCACATCTGTAGGTGAAGTGGTAACCGCACCTGCTATTGTAAAAGGAAGAACACTTGAAACATTTACTAAATTTGGTGTTGCCATTTAATATTTCTCCTAATTAACCAAAAACTAAAGCCATAGCTATAGCTTTACCTGTTGTTGCAATTCCAGCACCATCTAAAGTGATGTTTGATGCAACGTTTAAATCGGTAAAAGCATTTACGACATTCGCACTTGCTCCACCGCCATCAGAATAAACAACTGCAACTGAGCCATTCGCTATTGTTACACTTGTGCCTGAACCTTGTTTAACTGTTATAGATTGACCGCCAGCAGTAGCGTTTTCAATAATCCAAACCTTAGAAACTGTGTTGGGTGCTAAAGTTAAATTTCTAGTAGCCGTTAAAGTGGTACTTGTTCCAACTTTTAAATATAAGCTACGAGCAGGATCGGTTGCTCCATCTGCAATAGTAAGAGTATCATCTGCATCACTTGCAAAATCTTCAGTACCAAAACTAAAAGCCTCTGCTATAAGCTCTAAGTTAGTATAGGTACTTGTTCCCCAAGTTCCTGACTCATCACCTGTAGCAATTTCTTTGAGTCTTAAATCGTTTACATAAGTTGCCATAATAAATTCCTATATTAATCTACGCTGCTATTTCTGTCCAATTTGGATTTTGTTGCGTTGGTGGGATAATTCCCCATACATTAATTCTTTCTGTTTCTCCTGTTGCTGTTACGCCTGTTACAGAAACTGTTGCTTTTGCAATTACTGTTTCATTTCCAAGAGTGCTTACAAGTCCACCTAAATTAGCACCAACTGCTATTAAATTATTAGATTTAGTTGTTACACTTCCTAATGTGCTAGTTAATTCTATACCTGTCAGAGCAACATTAGCAGTACAAATAATTGTTTCATCACCTACATTAAGGGTAGATGCAACTGCTGATACACCATTTACTGCATCTGCTACAACTCCAGCCGTACCTGTTGCTGAAGTTCCTTCTAAACCTGTAACAGATATATTTGCTGTAGCAGTTACTACTAAAGGATTAGATACTGCTTCATCAATAATAGAAGTTGAGCCATTTGTTCCGTCTAAATGTAAAAGAGATAAAGTGTTACTATCTAAACTAAACTCAGAAGTTGCTGGGGTGTATGATGTTCCTCCATATCTATCTATATCAGATAATCTAATTTCATCAATATAGCCTGACCAATTATTTGTATTATTAAAATCAGAACCGATATGTATATTAGAAGCGGTTGGAGATGCTCCTAGTAAAATACTTCCTTCGTTATTACCGTCAACAAAGACTGTATAAGTATTAGTAAAAGGATCACCTCTTGTTACAGCCAAGCTAACCCAAGTGTTAGCAGAAAATACATTATTAACAGTAAGTAAAGTTACTGTTCCTCTACCGACTAAAAGAGTGGTTCCTGATTGCCTAAAATATATAGAAGGATTAGATGTTGAATCTCTTGTATCTAAAAGTACTTCATCTTGAGTTGCATTTGCAGGTCTTGCCCAAAACTCAATAGTAAAGGCAGTTGATTGAAAGTCGTAGGTACTATTAGAGATTACATTATCGTTTACACCATCTAATAATAAACTTGCTCCACCAAACTTTGATTGAGCAGTAGAAATAGTTGCTCCGTTATTAGCTGTCCATTCATTTGCTGATGGCGGTAGCGTTGTAGAAGCAGCTAATCCTGTTGGTAATATAACAGCTTTTGCAACTACTGTTTCATCACCTAATGCTGAAGTTGCACTTAAACCAGTTACAGATACATTAGCATCTGCAATAACTGTTTCATCTCCTAGTGCAGTTGTACCAGCTACACCAGTTAAAATTACAGGAGCAGCTTCACCCCATGCACCTGAATCCCAGGTATCTCGACCCCATCCTGTAATATTTGCCATATTAGGCTATTCTAATAATTGCGTTTGATGCGTCTGCTACTGGAAATTGAATAGTAAAATCACCATTGGTAGAAGTTTTATCTCCACCAAAATCTAATACTGCAACTGCTGGATCACCACTTTCTGTGTCATTGTAGATTAAACAACCTCTAGCAGTTATTGTTGCACTAGAAAATGTTAAATCAGCAAAGTCAGTAAATGCAGTTGTTCCTGATGATGTTGGAGTTACATTAGTTAATGTACCACCACCAGCAGAATAACCAGTTCCTGATGCTTCATTACTTACTGTATATGCTGTAGTAGAAGCATCTAAAGTTGCACTACTTGTATATAA